ATGAAAAACGAAAGAAAGAAACTTCTAAACGGTTGTTCCAGAACCGCTGTTTTTATTTCCCCAAAGAAATACAAAACATTTACTGCAAAATCAAACTATCCTAAACAATGGTTTATTCAATGTAGATTCTTTGATCCTTTGTTTGAAGATCAATACCCGGACGGTTATCCATACAGGGTTAAATTTTCGGATGACAAACTTCAGGATCTGAAAGTCAAGGCCGAAATATTTCTTGAAGAAATGGAACTTAGATTAGACCAACAGAATTTTAATCCCATTACCAAAGTTTATATGAGTGATCATGTAGGTGATCTACATCCAAATTTAGACTTGGTTTCTGCACTTGAAGAATCTCATAAAAAGTTAAAATCGTCTTGGTCGGCTGATCATAGTAAGGAAGTAAAACGAAGTATTAACCATGTAAGAAAACATATACTTACGATGCGGTTTTCTGATATTCTTATTAATGAAGTAAAGACGTGGCACCTTAAAACAATTTTAGACGCAATGAATTTACCCGACGTTTCATATAATCGTTTCAGAAGCTACCTTCAATCATTGTTCAAAGAATTAACACAATACGGATGCTGCGATTATAACCCAGTTGATAATATTTCAATAAAAGCCGAAACAAAACATATTCGTGAAGTAATAACAGAAGAAAGGCTTACATATGTTTACAAGCATCTTCAAACAAAATGTTATTCTTTTTTTAGATATGGGAAAATATTCTTCTATTCCGGGGGCCGGTCAACAGAATTCATGCAATTGCAGAGAAAGCATGTTGATTTGGAAAATCAGGAGTACCAAGTTTTAATTAAAAAAGGAAAGCGGAAAACATGGGTTAAGAAAATTATTATTCCTGCAGCTGTTCCTTACTGGAAAGAAATTCTGGCACTGTGTGAAACTGAAGAAGATTATTTATTTTCAAAAGGTCTTATTCCTGGTGAAGCACCTATCAGCGCAAAGCAGATTTCCCGCCGGTGGAAAAGGCATGTAAAAGATTCAAAAGAGATTAAAGATAGCGAAGGTAACATAATAAAAGTTACAGAGGATTTTTACAGCTTGAAACACTTATTCCTTGATATTCTGGATGAAATGCAGACTACACCAATTATTCCGATCGCCGGTAAAGCTCAAAGAATGGGCGCACATACAACACCTAAAACAACAGGCATATACACTACCGGAAGGGAAGAAAGAAAAAATAATGATCTAAAGAGATTGATGATAAGTTAATATTTAGGGATGTCGCGTTTCACGACATCCCCTTTTACTATATTCGCTATTAAATGGCTAAAATTTTTTGACCCAAAAAAGGCCCTCTTATGAGGGCTTTTTGTTCTATATCCATTCTGTTTCAACGTTAGAATAAATAAGTTTGATTTCTTCAGTACTGATAAACAAATGGTGTTTGTTTTTTCTATTGTTTATCAGCCATCTTTTTGCAGAATTACCGATGCTTTTTAGGTCGGTTTGAAAATTTTCATATTCTCTTTTAAAATTACTTAGTTCTTCTTTGTCGGAGACTTCTTGAACATAATGTTCTAAGATCTGTTCTTTTGTCATTTCTAACAGGGCAGCTGCTGTTTCTGGATATTTTTTTTGAAAGTCTGAAAAATTCTTCATCTTTTTAATCCCTCTATTGTTGCGTCGAGGGTTCGTTTAAATTTTTTAATGCTACCAAGATATTAACACTTAATATCAAAACATTACGGGAAACAATAAATTGCCTTACAAAATCGAATATTATCCCGCATTTAAAAAATCTCTAAAATCTCTATTAAGTTCATAGGTTAGAAAATAGTAAAAAAACAAAGCCTTTACAGATTTATTCATTTTACGTTCCCTAGAAAAAAATAAACTTATAGATGATTTATCCAGTGCTAACTGGGAAACTAAATCATTGGTGTTTAAGCCAAATTCTTTCATTTTATCCTGAATCCAATCAATAGAAATTTCAGATACATTTAAAGAATATCTAACTGGTTGTATTTTCCATTCCGGGAATACCTCTTTTGCCCGGTCAATAAGTTCTTTTTTATTTAAAATATATCCGTTGATAATTTTCACCTGGGTAATTTTTACGGTATCTTCAGATATGAGTTCAATGTCTAATCCTACCTTTTTGTAATTCTGAATAGAATTAATTTGTTCTTTTGTTAAACTAGTTGTAGCCATTTTTGTGGGTTGTTAAAAAACAAAGGGGCGGGGCGCCCCTTTTGTTAAATTCTAATCTCTTTTAAGTTTGTAATATCAAATATTGCTATTTGCTGTTCTTGTCTTCCATATTCTATTGCTTTTTCAAGTTCTGAATTTCTAAAAATCCTAATAGAATCGAAGTAAAATCTGCCATCTTCAACATTTAGCCATCCTCCTACTATTTTGCCATTTTGTAATGCGTGTTTTATTACCTTTTCTAAGCTTTCCTTATCAAAGGAATTCTGCGTCTCTAAAGCTGCAACAGCTATTCCAAATTTAACAGGCTTTAAAGTCTCTAGATTTAAGGTAAAACCATCCGGGTTGTTTATTGAGTACTCCCAAACTCTCTCAATTAAATTTTTCATTTTTGATAACTTTTTTGTTTTTCGTTTTTTTAAAGAACCCCTTTGCTTTTCTTTTTCAAAGATACAAAAAAGTTTGCGAATAGCAAACAAAAAAACAAAAAAATATTATTTTTCTTTTTTTAGCTTCATAATCTCGTTTTTGAGTTTTCTATTTAATTTTTTTAGTCTAAAATTGGCCTTAATTAAATCATCTTTGCTACGATTGCAATTGTCAAGCATTTTCATGTATTTAACTATTAATTTGCCCGATTCCCTTAATTCCCATAGTAATAAACCAATAGGAATAATCAAGACCAAAAAGAGGCTTAATAATAATATTAGATCTGTCATAGGCAGTAAATTTAATTGTTAGTATTTATTATAAATTATGGCAATCCGTAAAAAAATGAGCCTTTTTATAACCTGCTCAGGTTGAATATTTAGGACCAAAGTTTTTTTGCTAGATCTAAATTTTTTTGAGCTTCTTTGACATCTCTATTTGCGTATTGTAAACTCATTGAGTGGCTTCGGGCAATAGTTCCGGATTTCATTCCCTCATGCTGAATTTTGGCCGCTTCTAATTTGAATTCATAGTATTCTATACTTTCAGGCATTGATAAATTAATATCCTTTGCCCTTCTCTCCCAGTATTCGGCTTTGCTTTCGTGTGTGGTGGCTTTTTCTGAAAATTCAACCGCTTTGCCCATTCTGTTCCAGTTTCTTTCTATTAAAGCTCTGTGCTTTTTTTCGCTATGGTGGCCAACTTTAATAGGCTCCCCAAGGCTTAAAAAATCTTTTCCCTCCTGAGAGGCTTCATAATATTGATTGCTTTTACTTTCTGCTGCTGCTGCCCAGTTGTTATATCTTTTTACTTTCGCTTCTGCTCTTGTCTGAGCATTTGTGCCGTCTGCTCTGATTATTGAATAAAAGAAAAATCCGTCTTTCTCATAAATAAGGTTGAAAACCTCACTCGCATTTTCTTTACCGTATTTGGTAGTAACATTAATTATGTCGCCTTTTGCGTGTCTTTCTGTGCATTTTGCTAAAAAAACGTTAGCAGCGTATTTACTGTATGTATTCATAATGAAAATTTAAAAAGTTATATATTTTGAAAAAGTGGGGCCGAAGCCCCTGGGTTACTTGTTTCTGTCTAAAAATTTTCCTGCTTCTGCTTTTGCTAACCATAGAGTTGAGTGCATTCTGTCGTTTAATCTTATTCCGTTGTTCTCTGTGGCGAAGAAGATTCTTTTTGTTCCGTCTTTTTTGTATTTAAAGATGTCAACTACTTCTCCTGTTTTAGCGCTTTTAAGACTGATAGTTTTTTTTAGTTTTGTGTAGGTTGCCATAATGTTTGTTTTTGTTGATACAAATGTAAAACAATTATTTTACATATGCAATACTTTTGTAAAACTTTTTTATTACATTTTTTATTATTACATTTGCATTATGACAGTAGAAGAATTTTTAAAAACAGAAAAAGCGGTAAACCTTGCGCCAATAGCTGCAAAGATGTACCCCAATAATAAGAGTGCTAATACTTATCTTGTAAATAAGCTTAATAACAATGATAATAGGAAATTTACTGAGAAGGATGCAGAACTAGCATTGAATGCTTTAAAAGAGTTGTCAATAAGAATAATAGAATTAACAATAAAGTAAAACAATAGCTTTACTTTTAGATTTAAAATCAATGTGCTAATTATAGCGTGTATTTCATTTATCTAATTGTAAAGTTAGATTAATCTAATAAATTTTATTATAAATATCTAATTATTGATTTTTTTTATTAATTTTGTAGTGATCAATGATGATATTGACAATCAATACTTATTAAACTAAACGCACATGAAGAAGGTTTATTTTTGGGATTGTGTAGTGGGTGATGTTGCAAGGCGTTTGGTTTTTATTAGATAGGTTGAATGCTATGGTGCGCAGGGTAACCTGTTATATATAAGAACATGGCGTAAGATAGGCGCAAGCTGGGGAAGATAATCCGATTTATCCGGAGTGAGGCGATTACCCTTTACAGACACCAGCAGTAATTGTACAGGTATCGAATCCTGTTGTTCTTTTTAGAGTGATTTAATGCAGTGGTACTTTTTTCATTTCAATGCATATATAATTTCCTGCCCCGCTGCTTTAGAGTAGCGGGTTTTTAATTTAATATAAATGAAAGTTATTATTGCCGGAACTAGAAAATTTGAAAATTACTCTTTATTAAAAGAGCGATGTGACTATATACTACGGAATTGTAGCGATGTAGAAATAGTTTCAGGTGGAGCTAAGGGAGCAGACCTGATTGGAGAAAAATATGCAAATGAAAAAGGTTTCAAGCTAACTAGGTTTCCTGCAAATTGGAAATTAGGCCCTAAAGCTGGGCCAATCCGGAATCATCATATGGCTGAATATGCAGATGCGTTAATAGCTTTCTGGGATAAAAAGAGTAAGGGGACCTTAAACATGATAGAAGCAGCAAAAAAACACAAGCTTAAAATTAGAATTATAACCATTTAATTTAATGTTGATGGCAAAGATATTCAGAGAATGCTTTCTTTTGGATATATACAGAATCATTCAGATAAAAGCAGAAAAGACACGTTTAGATTAAAATCAGTTTAATAATGGAAAAGACAGGCGTGACGGGAAGTGTGGTAAATGAGCTAGAAGTAAGGGAGCGAAATTATGAGCACCGATTAAGAGCTGTTAAGAACCTGAAAAAGATGAAACAGATTGAATGCACTTGGATAAGGGTTTCTGTTCAGCTAATGAGTGACGGGTGTATCATTGCAAGGTATACGCCAGTAAATAAAAAGCGAATAAAGTCGCGAATCCAATAAAACAAATGCAAGATGGGACGAAAAAAGAAGGTTGAAGAAAACACAGGTCGGACACCTGACGGGAAATTTGCTGCAGGTAATAAAATATCTGTAGGTAATGAAGGAGGTATTGAGAGTAAGTACAAACCGGAATATTCAGAGCAGGCTTACAACTATTGTTTATTAGGGGCAACAGATAAACAGTTGGCCGAATTCTTCGATGTTTGTGAGGCCACAATAAATAATTGGAAAAAAGATTATCCGGAGTTTTTAGAGGCGTTACGCGCAGGTAAGGAAGTCGCAGATATTATGGTTGCAAAGTCCTTATACCAAAACTGTATGGGTGCTATTACTACAACACAGAAAGAAGTGAGAATTAAGCAGGTAGACCCAAAAACGAAAAAGCTAATTGACAAAGTCGAGATTGTAACCCTTCAGGATCAATTACCGCCGGATACCAATGCAATTAAGTTCTGGCTTACTAACCGACAGAAAAGCATGTGGAGTATTAAAAATGAGACTAAAGTTTCTGGCGACCCTGAAAACCCTATTGCTGTAACTCAGATTACTGGAATGGTAGTAAAATAATGGTTTTAGAATTTGACACGAAAGGCAATGAAAAGCAAAAGCTTTGTGCTCAGAAATGGATTGACAACGTTACTGAGGAAATAAGCTATGGAGGAGCAAAAGGAGGGGCGAAATCTTTTACCGGGGTTTCTCTTGTTTTCGGTGATGCTTTAATATATCCAAAGACCAGGTATTTTATAGCTCGTAAAAAGCTTAATGATCTAAGAAAACACACTATACCATCAATTCATGAAGTATTTGAGAAGTGGGGCCTTAGTTCGGATATGTATAAGTTTGATGGCAAGGATAGTATTTTCAAGCTTTACAATCAAAGCGAGGTACTATTAATAGATGCTAAATATCTTCCATCAGATCCGGAATATCACAGGTTCGGGTCTATGCAGATGACAAGGGGTTGGATTGAAGAAGGTGGAGAGTTTGAGCGAGCAAGTTATGAGAACCTTAAAATTTCAATAGGTCGATGGAAAAATGATGATTATGATCTATATAAAAAATTACTAATAACCTCTAACCCATCTAAGAATTTTCTTTACAAAGACTTCTACCTTCCAAATAAAAACGGAACACTCCCGGATTGGAAATGCATGATTCAAGCCTTACCCTATGACAATAAAATGCTTACAAAAGGGTATCTGGAAAACTTAGAAAGAACACTTAAAGGAAACGCTAAGAAAAGGCTTTTAGGTGGTGAATGGGAATATGATGATGATCCGACTGCTTTATGTGATTATGAAAGAATATTAGAACTGTTCAGTAATAATCATGTTCAAAGAACCGGAAAGAAGTACATAACAGCTGATATAGCTCGTTTTGGTTCCGATTTGGCAATTACTGGGGTTTGGGATGACTGGGATTTATTCGAGGTTTATATTCTTGAAATAAGCAAGACCACGGAAATACAGCACCTAATCAATACTTTAAGAATTAAACACCAAATACCAAAAAGCCAATGTATTGCTGATGAAGATGGTGTCGGGGGCGGTGTTGTAGATAACTGCGGTATTTATGGATTTGTCAATAACTCAAAAGCATTAAAAGAAAAGGTTCAAACATTTGGCGAAAAAGTGGAAGTCCCTAACTATCAAAATTTACAAACGCAATGTCTTTACAGGTTAGCTGATAGAATTAATAAAAGCAACATATATATATCTGCAAGCCTACAAGATAAATACAAAGACATGATTGTGGAAGACTTGGAGAATATAAAGTCTGACAATACAGATTTGTCAAAGCTTAAAGTTATAAAGAAAGAACAGATCAAAGACATTACAGGTCGATCTCCTGACTTTAGAGATATGATGTTAATGAGAGAGTGGTTTGAATTGGAACCAGAAGTTAAAGGATTCGCATTTTAAATTTTAAAAAAATCAAAATATCAATAACTAAAAATAAACAAGATGATAACAGAATTAAGAAAAGGTAATTACGTAATTGGTGAAAGTGGAAGAGTAGTCAGGATAGATGGCTTCATGCAAGAATCAATCTATATGAAGGTAGAAGATGAACGTGTAAGGCATATTGTACATAAAGTAAAATATTGTAACCCTATTCAATTAACAAATGATATTCTAATGAAAAGTGGATTTATCCAGACTGGTCATTTATTTTCTTTTGATTTAGGAGAAGGTTTTAAAATTGTTTACAATGATGCTTTAAAAAATTGGCATGTAAGCATCCATTCTACAACTACAGCTTCTATCAATGATATAAAAGGGTTTCATTCTCTACAAAATATTGTTAATTCGCTTACAGGTAAAGAGATAGAAGCGAACTTTTTAATCCAAAAGAGTTATGGCAACAAGAGGTAGAAAGGTAAAGTATAATTCTAATCTACTAAATCCCTCAAAAAACCAATTATGAATAATAAAGGCAGGAGAAACGAACTTGCACAATTGAAATATAAAAAACGGCTTAAAATGTACGGATTAAAACCGGGTGATCAAAACACCGCTTTAAAGTCTCACAGCGTCCCGTGTAGCTGCGGTATGTGTAGATCAGAAAAATATAGAGACACAAAACGTCAGAAAAATAAAAATATTGACTTTGAATAATCAAATATTAAAATATGAAATATATAGTTGTGGGTATAGCCCTATTATTAGCCGTAATAAGCGGAATGTATTTAGCGAAATCAATTTTCATTAAATTTGACATCTACAGTTTTTCTGGAAGTTGTTTGTATATGGCTGCTTTCTTTTCGCTATTATCTTATGGACAAACTAAAGAACGTAATTGATAAATTTTCACTATATTAGAGAAAAATGCAGTAGGCAATGGCGAAGGGTAATATTATAAGCATGATCGGGAATGCTTTCAGTCAGGTGAAGTATGAAAACCTTGTTAATAAATCTTTCTTTCAGTTTATTGGTGGACAGAAAGCCCAATATGATTACAAGGACGAAACGTATTTAAAAAAAGGGTATGCAACGAACCCGGATGTGTTTGCTGTCATAAATCAGATGTGCGACAAAACAAAAGCGGTTCCCTATGCTGTTAAGAAAATCAAAGACGGTGTTAACTTTAGAAAACTTCAATCACTAAAAACAGCGACAAACGGCCGTTACTCTACCAAACAGCTTGCCGATGCTTTAATATTAGAACGAAAGGCATACGAGGATAAAGAAATGGCTTTCCCCCTTGAAAAACCTAATCCAAACCAGACATGGGCCGACATTCATGTTTTATTTAAGCTATTTTTCAGGGTTACTGGTAATGCATATTTATTCATGGCATGGCCTGATGATGGCGAAAACGCTGGCATACCTCAATTGTTATATGTGCTTCCAAGCCATAAAATGACCATCGTTTTAAAGAAAAATGCAGATCTACTTTATGATGAAGACCCAATTGATTACTACATGTTACGTGATGGTGATCAAAATATTAAATTTCCAGCAGAGCAGATTATCCACATAAAAACAGCTAATCCTTTCTTTGATCTAAATGGCTCACATTTATACGGCTTATCTCCTATAAGGGCATTATTAAGAAATATTGAATCATCAAATGAAGCTTTGAACAACAATGTTAAGACAATGATCAACGCTGGTGTGTTTGGTTTCTTTTCTGGAAAGAATCAAGCTTTAGACCAAGATCAGGTGGAACAGATGAAACTTAAACTCCATGAAATGGACAAAGATCCGGGAAGGCTTGCCAGGATTGCAGGTTTTTCTTTGCCTTTAGAGTTTACTAAGATGTCTTTAAATACTGATGAGCTACAACCTTTTGAATTCCTTAAACACGATCAAAAAGCCATTTGTAATGTTTTGGGCTGGTCAGATGCCTTATTGAATAACGATGATGGTGGTAAATATGATAAACAAAAAGAGGAAAGAAAACGAGTAATTACAGACAATATACAGCCGGATCTTATTCTTTTTGATGAAGCAATGACAGATAAATTCATAAGAAGGTTTAAAGGTTATGAGGCTGCGGTATGGGAGCATGATATATCTGAACTGCCGGAAATGCAGGAAGATTTCAAAATGATGCTTGAATGGATGGAGAAAGCGTATTATACACCGAACGAAATAAGGGCGGCAACTAAAGCGGAGACCCTTGATATTGAAGAAATGAATGTGCCTTGGATTGACGGTGGTAAAAAACGAATTGATGAGGTAGGAATTACCGCATCAGACGTGCAAAAATCTTATGAATACTTAAAAAATGATATAGTATGATAACAAAGAAAATGGTGATTGAATTTCATAAACAAAGATTGGAATCAACAGCAAAAATTATCGAAACTTTACGTGAGTTAAAGAAAACTAATTTAACTACTCATCTTATAGACTGTGAAATAGAAATGCAGGAAGGTGAACGTGATTTTACAATTGAAACGTTGTCATTTCTTCAGCAAGAAGATAATGAAGACAATGTAATTGTTTTAGGTGAAAAAAAAGGAAATGAAGTGAGATTCAGAATTAAAGAATGTGATCCGCTTAATGTACTAGATAGAGTGAAGAAAAAAGTTAACGTTCTAGATCATAGAAGCCCGTCTAATTAGCCAGCTAAATAATGTCTGATCAGGTTTACAATTCCTATATTCTACACTTCAACGCCTACATGGCTAAGGCGTTGAAATTGCTTATACCTGAATTCCGCAAACAGCTTAAAAGAATACCCTTTGATAATTTAAGCTTTGGAAGCTCAACAGCCTTGATTATGCTAAATTTTGATAAAGAAAGCATGCGAAAGGTTTTGTATAAGATTCACTATACAATAGGCCGAGCATATGGCTATTATTCAGCCCAACAATTAAGAAAAGAGAATCCTATCCAGGAAAAGAAATGGAAGCCGTTGCCTTTTTTCAATGAAGCATTTCAGAAATTTCTATTGGACTATTACCGAGATAAAGGAGGTGAATTGATTGTAACTCTATCTCGCACCATGGCTGAAAGGGTAACGCAGGATATTATATCCGGAACGTTTGAAAATGAAACAGTAGAACAGATGCGAGACCGGATGATGAGAACGGTAAACGATCCTAAGTATTACGAATGGATGTGTATGAGAATCGCAAGAACCGAAACAGGCTTTGCAATGAATGCCGGACAATATACCGCTGGTGATGTATCGGGTGTTTTAATGGAAAAAGTCTGGATTGCGAAAAGAAGCGGACACAGACGTGATGAGCATCAACGTTTAGATGGTAAAACCGTTGGTCCAAAAGAGTATTTTAAGCTTTCTGGAGGGGTTGAATTACGCTTTCCGTGTGATAGGGATGGCAAAGGCAGCAGAAAGGCAATAGGCAAACAGGTGATAAATTGTGCCTGCACTTATGGTTTTCGACCAGTAAGAGACGAAAACGGTCGATTAATTTTTACAGAATAATTTTTGTAATTAAAATAAAATAACTATATTAGAGATTATGACGAGGTAAAATGGAGATGGAATTAAAACAATTATCTTATAACTTAAAGGATTTAGACGAAACCAAAGGTATTGTTACCGCTTACGCAAACGCGTATGATTTTGAAGATTCAGATGGGGATATTTCAGCAAAAGGATCTTTCGATAAAACTGTTTCAGAAAATTTTAAAAGAATCCGTGTCTTAAAAGATCATAATCCGCGCGAGATGATCGGTGTACCTATTGCCATAGATACAAAAGATTCGTTTGGACTACTCACAACAACTCAATTTAACATGAATAAGGACCTCGGTAGAGATATGTTTACCGATGTTAAGTTAATGCATGATAACGGGCTAAATGCAGAATTGTCAATTGGCTATAAGGCTGTAAGACGTGATGAGCGAAAAAAATCAATTATAACAGAATATAAGTTGATGGAGTATTCTTTTCTTTCCAGTTGGGGGGCTAATGAACTGGCGACTGTTCAGGGTATAAAGTCTATAAGAAGTACTTATGGAATACTTGAATTAATAGAAAAGTCTTACAATCTAAACTATTCTGATTCTAGGCTAAGACAAATTGAATCAATTTTACAAACTTTAACCAAAAACACTCAGGAAGAACCGGAGCCGTCTAAAGTTGACACCCCGTCTTTTGAGCCGTTGTTAAATTCAATAATTAATTTTAAATTTTAACATTCTACAAGATGGACGAAAAACAAATTTTAGAGGCTGTTGAGGCGAAAATGTCAGAAGCAAAACAGCATATTGACACAAAAACTGCTGAAACTAATAAGGTTTATGAAGGTTTAAAGCAAGACTATGCTGGACTTGAACAAAAGTTTAACGAACTAAAAGAAAACGGGGCTTCTGCTTCTGATCTGAATGCTTTACAAAAGCATATAGATACTCTTGACATGAAGATGAAGGGGCAAATTAATAAAGACGCAGAAAAAGAATCTTTCGGGGCTGTTCTTGAAAAAGAAATGCTTTCTAAATCTGATGACATTGCGAAGTTTGAACGTAAAGAAATCAAGTCTTTCAACCTAGAGCTTAAAGCCGTTGGAGATATGACTACTGCCAACGTAACTGGTGGTAACAGATACGGCCAAGTCATGGCGGATGGCATCAGAATGAATCCCAATAGAAAGGTTCATATGAGAGATATTCTGCCAGGTGGTACGGTTGGAGCTGGCAACTCGTTTACTTTCATGCGTGAAAATGGAAACGGAGAAGGAGATCCAGCCCCAGTAGTAGAAGGCGCAACTAAAGCACAATTCGATTTAGATTTGATCGAATCTACAGTACAGATTGAAACAATTGCTGGATGGTTAAGAATTTCAAGAAAGATGCTTAATAACGTGCCAGGAATGATCTCTTACTTACAACAAAGACTGCCTGAAAAATTCCTAAGAGTTTTAGATGCTCAGATACTTTATGGCAATGGCACTACTCCTAACCTTAAAGGAATTTTGACAGCTGGTAACTTTGTTACATCAACAGCAACTGCAGCTGCTCCACTGATTGAAAAAATCATCGAGGATATTTCTTCATTAGAAGACACTTACGAAAGAGACGCAAACGGAATTCTGTTAAGGCCAAAAGATTATTTATCTTTCTTCCTGAATAAAGCTGCTGGGTCTGGTGAATATGACTTACCGCAAGGGGTTACATTTGTTAACGGACAACTTTACGTATTAGGGATCCCGGTTTGGGCATCTACTGCAATTAATTCTCCTGACTACATTGTGGGTGATTTCGATATGGGAGCACAACTGTTAACACAGGAAGGAATGAGAATTGAATTTGCTGAACAAGACGGGAATAACTTTACTCAAAACAAGGTTACAGTACGTATTGAAGGTAATTACGCCCTTCCGGTGTATGGGCCTGATTACTTCATTAAAGGAAATTCAACGGTTTCTGTGTAGCTTATGTGGTTCTACTTATTATCATAAATTTATCGCTCCTTTTTTGGGGCGGTTTTTATTTGAATTTTAATTGAAAATCACTATATTAGAGAATAACAATAAATAAAAAAGTATGTCAAAAATCAAAATGATACAGCCAGCACCTGATAAAGATGATAATAGTAAGATTTATGAAGTAGGTCAGGTTCTAGATTTAGGAGCGGAAAGAAACAGAGCTGCAGTTAATAGACGTCTTGCAGTATGGATTAATGAAGAGGGTTCTGAAAAAATTTCCTTACCAACCGATAAAAAGAAAAAGGTTTCAAAGGCTGGATCAGCCATAATTGAAACTAAAAAAGCTAAATGATGCCTTGGGATTTAGAAAATAAAACGGAAAATTATGGCTAATAGTTATAATCATGTGCTTTCGGTTGATGAGGTGAAGCGTTATTTAAGATTAGAGCCTGAATTTATAGATGATGATCCCGATTTGGAAAGAATGATTGCTTCAGCTTTTGGATATATTGAAAAGCAGACAAATCATATATTCCGGCCTCAGGATAGAACATATCGAAAAAGCTATTCTGATAATATCAATATCTATGATTACCCAGTTAATACTACAGTTTTTCCAGATAATGCAGTCCCTTTACATTATCCGGGATTCATAAGATTCTGCAATCAAGATTCGATCACGGTAAATGTTGGGTACACTTCTAAAGAAGGTGCGCCCGCGGAATTAATAGAATGCGCCTTACAAATGATCAAGGTTTTTTATTACGAAGCTGAAAAGAATGTAAATACTACATTACTACCGGAAAATGTAAAACAGATTATAGATACAAATAGACGCTTTATCATATGTTAGCAAGGGAATACAACAGATTGATCGAGATATGGAATAAAACGCATGTTCCTGACGGTTTCGGGGGTAATTTGCCACAAGATGTGTTTGTGAAAAAGATTTGGGCAAAAATAACTACCAATGCAGGCGGTAAATTTATTGATTTTGGAATTCAGCAGTTTGTTAATCCGGTTGTGTTTTCTGTTAGAGATAAGAAAAATGACATTTCCTATACTGAAAACTATTTTATTAAATATCAGGGAAAACAGTTTTTTATTAAAGGTATTAACCCTAAAGGATTAGATAAGATGGAACTTAATTTATTGTGTGATGAGGGTAAGGGGTTATAAAGAAACATTGGCTGCTTTGAAAAACTTTGGACGTGATGGAGAAAACCTCATTAAAGATATTACGGTTTCAGGCGGCCATGAAATAGCAGAAAAGGCAAAAGAAAACTTTAGGAATGTTGCTGATGGATTAGATCCTACAGGAACAATTATGCGATCAATAAACTTCAAGCCGGAAAACAATGGATTTAAAGCCGTTATTTCCGTTAATCAGTTACCAATGGGGGCATATATTGAATTCGGAACCGGCGTATTTGTTGAGGTTGATCCGGAATGGAAAGATATTGCATGGCAGTTCTATGTAAACGGTATGGGACAGTTGCATGCGCACCCCTATTTTTACCCTGCATTCGATGAAGGTAGGGAAAAATATATGCGTGATCTTAAAGATGCTTTAGAGCATCTAACAAGAAGATATAATTCACGACGATAAAGTTATTTTTTATAGTTTTTTCATTTTAGTATTCCTTAATTGATTTTATTTCACTATATTAGAGGTAATGAGGCTGGAATTATGATGAAGAATCCTGATAAGTGGTTAAGAAAGTATTTCAAAGATACTCTTTCAAACATGATAGTGAACGGAATACCCGTTAAACTATACGACGCTATGACCCCCAACAAAGACACGGCAATGATCATTTTATCCACTCAAAGTGGATCAGATCAGCGTAATAACAAATGTTCGCTTGACAAGATGCGTGATATTAATATTGATGTTATCACCAGGTATGCCGGAAATGTTGGAAGTAGGGCTTTTTTGGATGATATTATTGAGGAAATTTTAAAAAGAACTGAAAAAATAACAGTTGAAAATTTCATTGTTCAATATTATAACAAGTCCTATCCGCTTGATTTAAATCAATCAACTTCAACTGAAACGATTTTTAGAAAAATAATTAAATATTCATTAAAACTTACAGAAGATGGCAGGTAATCAAACATTACTTGGGTCAAATGAATTACTGTTCATTTACGGCCCTATTAAAAATGCAGAAGGAACAACAGTAGCAGCAAATTACTTTCCAATAGGCTGCCTTACAACAAATGACTTGAATGAAACAGTAGAATTAAATGATGGAACAAAGACAAAATGTAATTTGTCACCAGACAAAACTTACAATGGCTATAACTATCAGATTAATTTTGAAGCTGTTGCGATGGAGGCTGACGGATTAAAAGCTAGTCATGACGCTGTTTCAACAATTATGATGGATGCTTATAAAAATAATAAACACATTTTTTGGAAAATTGAAACGACGTTAGCTGATGATACTAAAGAAACTAAATTTGGAAAAGGTTTTTTAAGTAACTTATCAAGAACTGCACCGGTTGAAGGAGAGATTACTTTTTCAGGAACCATTGATGGAAGTGGAGAAATTTCTAATACAGATTTACACGTTTAATTATGAGGAAGATTAAAATTAATATTGGGGGAAAAGAAAGGGTCGCTAAACTTGGTTTAGGCTTTTTGGAGCAACTTACAAAATCTGAAAACATATCAATTATTGATTTTTTAAAAAAATTTGAGACTGAAACCTTATTCATCTTACCAAAGATGCTATTTCACTCAATTTCTTATAATGATAAGATTGAAGGTTTAGAAATTGATTATAAATTATCAGATGTTTATGACTGGGTAGATGATTTAGGCATCCAACATGAAACTATCATTAATTTTAATTCAGCGTTTGCTGAATCAATCAGAACTCATATACCGAATGAAGAGGGAAAGAAAGTTCCACAGAAGAAAGTGGAAAAGAAATAAACTTTGATCGCGACGTTATTTCATATGCGTTAACTGAGCTTAATTGTCCCTCCTTAGATTATGTTTTAGATATGACATGGAGGGAGTTTCAATTACGAAGCTTGGGATATGTTAGAAAAACAAATGATCATGATAGTAGGCAATGGTTACACACGCGCGAAATATCTTATAATGTATTAGTAGGTTTAGGGGTAATTAATCCGAAGAAATTGCCGATAGAAAAGTTTATGCCAATTGGCGAAAATGGTTCAAAGCCAAAGCCAAGGGGTATTACCGAAAGAGGGAAGGAGTTATTAATGAAGGCGATAAAACAAGCGGTAAATGGCGGATGATTTACAAATATCGATAGGTGCTGACCCGTCCGGATTGGGGCGGGATTTAGCAAGAGCACAGGGGATGATCTCTAATTTTGCAAGCCAGGTACAAAGAATTGGCGAAGCAGGGGAGGCATTATCAAGCTTAGGGCAAAAATTAACTGTTTCATTAACATTGCCAATTGTAGGCTTAGGAGCGGCAGCGATAAAAGCATATGGAGAACTACAGGCTTTAGAGCTTGGAATTGAATCTGTTGCAGGTTCTGCCTCATATGCCGCTAAGGAAATGGAGGACTTAAAAGAAATTGCCAAATTGCCGGGGTTAGGACTTAAAGAAGCTGCCAAAGGATCTGTCGGACTTCAGGCAATTGGATATTCTGCTGGAAATGCAGAGAAGATTTTAAAAGAGTTTGGAAACGCTATTGCCACTGTAGGAAAAGGGAGGGTTGAATTTGAAAGGGCCATTTACGGTGTCCAGCAGTTAGCAAACACCGACTTTCCACTAGGTGAAGATTTGAATATTATTAAGGATGCCCTTCCCCAGGTATCTACCTTATTAAAGGCTGCTTTTGGTACATCAAGAACAGAAGATCTTCAAAAATTAAAAATTAGCTCTCAGCAGGTAATGGAAGTGATCATTGACGGTCTTGGAAAATTACCTAGAGTTTCTGGTGGAGTTAAAAATGCATTTGAGAATTTAAAAGATTCAATGCAACAAAGCCTCGCAAGAATTGGGGAGTTGATAGATAAGAATTTCGATATTTCAGGTATAATAAATAAGCTTACTGATTTAATAGATAAAGCTATTTCTAAATTCGAGGGGCTAAGTAAACCAGTTCAGGAACTCGTATTGATATTTGCTGGATTAGCAGCAGCTACGGGGCCTGTATTGTTAGGAATAGGTGGTATTTTAGCTTTATTGCCAACATTAGTTAATGGCTTTGTCGCAGTACGAACAGCTGTTGTTGCATTTAACACTGCGATGCTTACTAATCCTTATCTAGCGGCCGGAGCGGCAATATTATCATTAGTTTCCGCATTTGCTATTTATAAATCATCTGTTGAAACAGCAGCGGACCGCACTGAAAGATGGAATGAATCTTTAGACGCGGCAAGAGCAAACGCAAGAGTGGAGATTTCCAATTTAGATGCCCTGTACAAGAAAACTCAGGACCATACAATAGCCTTAGAAGAAAGAAATGCTGCTGTAGATCAGATTCAAAAGGAATATCCGTATTATTTTGCAAATCTAACTGACGAAGCAATTAAAGCAGGTCAGGCAGCCGGGCAATATAAAGAATTAAGAGCCGCTATTTTAAACGCTTCCTTAGCACGTGCCGCACAGAAAGAACTGGACACAAGGTCGGAAGCAGCTCTTAAAAGAGAACTGGAAGTAAGGAAAAAATTCACAGCTTTATATCAAATACAAAAAACTAACAATTCAGAAGCAATAAAAGGCTTTATTAAAGATTATGAAAACGCCTTAACTACTTCGGAAAAATTATTAGGAGGTATCGCGAACCCATTTGCAAATTCCGCTTTACAAAGTGATGCTGAAATAAAAGAAGCAGCAAAGAGAGCTGCTAAAAGTCTACTTAACTCATTTACATCCGAATTAAAAGCCGCTAATCTAGAAAACAAGCCTTTACTTGATATGCTGAAAAGAGGATCGCAAGATGTTGAAAATCTTGATGTCCCTGCAGCAAATAATTTTCTACCTGGTCTTACGAAAGTAAAAAAAGAAACTGAAAAACAATTGTCTGAAATATTTCCTAAGGGATCTATAGCGGAGTTACAACAACGGGCTGATTTATTAAAAAAGGCAATATACACATCAGTTAATGACATTGTTAAAGTAAGAGGTTTAGATAAATTTGGCAAAGAAACAGACAAAAAGGGACAGCCATTTTTTACAGGCGAAACGCTAAGTTTGCAGGATGCAAAAAATCAACTAGAACAACTGTTAGCTCAAATATCTTTATTAGAGGTAAAGCCTCCGCAAGTAACAGCTGATTTTAAAATATTTAGAGAAACATTCGCCAATGAAATCGAAGGTTTAAAAAAATCTGCATCAGATATTGATTTTGATTTCACCGGAAATACTAATCCTTTTGAAAAAATTACAAATAATATTAATTCATTAGCTGTATCAATTGGAAAAGTACAAAATTTCAATAGTTCAATTTCAACAACTCTACGGCAGATGAGCACTGATGTGTCATCAAGTATTAATACTATTGGTGATTCTTTTTTGTCATTACCTAAAACAATAGGCTTTGGAATTGATAGTTCAAAAATAAAAGCGCAAGAATTAACCAAGCTTACAGAACGTTTTAACTCTGATGCTTCAAATTTATTAAACCAAGAAGTAATAAATGGTGTTTCAAATGCAATGGGCGCATTAGGAAATACAATAGCAGCAGGCGGGAATGTTGTTGAAGCTCTCGGAATGTCTCTTCTTTCATCAGTAGGATCAATTTTAATAGAATTAGGAAAGCAAGCTATTGCAGCGGGTGTAGGATTATTAGCAATTACGACGGCTTTAAAATCTTTAAATCCATACGTTGCATTAGCTGCAGGAGCAGCATTAATTGCTTTAGGATCTGTAGTAAAGGGTAGTGTTAGTAAGATAGGCTCATCAATGGGTTCGGGCGGTTCATCAGGATCAGTCTCAACATCTACTGGGGCTAATTATTCTGGTAACACCTATTCATCAAATTATACTTCGGGCGGTTCTTCAAATAATGAAGTTATTTTTAGGATATCCGGAAGTGATTTAGTAGGAGTTTTAAATAGAGAAAATCAAAAAAATAATAGATTAAATGCCAGTTAAAATATACTACCAGCCAAATACTATTTCGCTAACTTACAATATAGCAAACGAGATTTTATCCGGTGATACAGAGTTTATAGTAAGATTAATATTCTTAGAAGTGAACCCTGTAATACCAGATGAAGATGAAATTGAACTAACAACTGATAGTGTATTTTTATTAACAAAGACAAAAATTCCCAATATACCAGATGTCGGCTCAAAAGTAACAATTGAACTTAACTCTACATTAGATGTAGGACTGTACAACTATACAATTGAAGGAAATTCGCCTTATGCAGATAACACCATTTCGATACCCGTCAATCTTAAAGTTATCAATTCTACTGATGATGTTGATCCTGTAGATATAGTTTATAAGATCAAATATAAAATTGAACAAACTGATTTGAATGGCAATTTGATTGTTTGTGAAATTCATAAGGCCGGTTATAACGGTGTTACAATTCCTATCCAGGGAACTATAAAACACAATTACCAAGAAAAAAATGATCATTTTGAACCTATAACAGCGAGCAATTTACAGATTGAATTAGAATCAAGTTTAGACTTTAATTTAACTGAATTATATTCTGAAGATGAATATGAGTATAAGGCAGTTTTAAAGAGGAACAATCGCATTATTTTTTCCGGATTTATAAAACCTGACGGGATATTTGAAGACTATGTGTATGATAAATGGGTATTATCGATCGACGCTTATGATGGACTATCGACGTTGAAAAATATGGCTTTTACGAATAAAAATGGCAACAGGTTCACCGGGAATTATTCAGGGATTGATATAATTTATAATTGTCTAATAAAAACAGGTCAGAATCTTCCTATATTAATAAACTGTGATGTTTATTATGAGGGCTTTTTAGGTTATAATAGTATTTTTGATTATATATTTTTTAATACCGAAAGATATTTTCAGAACCCTGAAGAACCTATGGATTGCGAAAGTGTGTTAAAGTCAATTTTACAGATTTTCAATTGTTCAATTATTCAAATGTCTGGAAATTGGGTAATTTATCGCAGTGTAGACGTTTCAGAAATAATGATTTTTTATAAATACGTCGATGGAATTTTCTCAGAAGTAAATTCTTATTTCCCAAACGTGGTAGTTGGCAGCCAAATAGAAGGTGCTCCACGATTCCATTGTGAGGGAAATCAAAAGAAAAGCATTTCTCCAAGTGTTCAAGTTTATAGAATATTGTATGAGTATGGAGGTGCAAAATCTATTTTGAAAAATCCAGAGTTGAAAATAGAAGGTTCTGGTCTTGATATTCCAGGATGGGTTGTTGATAATTTAGATGGCCGTGTGGTACGAAATCCCAACGGTTCTGGTGTAGATTCTCAAACCAATTGGTTTGAAGGCGAATATCCAACATTACTCAGGCTGGCGCAAGATATTGATATTAGTCAGGGAGCGGTATTTAAACTCCTGATTAGATATTCAAATGATAATGAAAACTCTGTCGGCATAAGATATTCCGTCGCTGTAGGCAATCAATGGTTGAATGAAGATGGCAGTTGGTCCACTGCCGGAGGTTCTATTTTTGTTAATAATTCCAATGGAATTTATGACCCTCCTTACCATAGATACACTGGAAAGGGTGAGGCGGTATTAGAAGCTTCGATTAAGGCTCCAACAAGTGGTAAATTAAACATTATCATTTATCGAGATGTACATAGGTTAGGTGGTGGACGTTTTAAAGTTTTTAGTATATCATTGTCGGGTACTAATGAAGGTGATATAAAAGGAAGGGTTTACACAGCACAAAGGACTAGGAAAAAATCTACAGTAACAAAGCCAAATATAACCGTATACAATGGGGATAGTCAGTCGGATTTATTTGTTGGAACCATTTATAAACCTGATGAAATTCCAACCTCTAAATGGTATAGAACTGGAAAAGTAGAATCTAAAGAATTATTAGAGATCAATACCGAGGACAATTTGAGAATTGCGCCTAGACCTATGGGTATTTTTGATGGTGATGTGATGGGGTATTTACCTTTTTTAAGCATGTTGTCATTTAATAATATTCAAGGCAAATATTTACCTATGAAATATTCTTACATATGTTCATCTAATATAGTTCAGCTTTCCAGTAGGGAATATTCTTCAGATTTTTTAGACGATTCTGAATTTTATGTAGACATAAAAAACAACTATGAAAATGAAACAAAAGTGACAATTGTTTGAACAATTTTCACTATATTAGAGAAAAGGAGGTATAATGGATCAGATCAGAGGAGAGGAAAACCTTTTTTACATCAAAAAAAACAACACTTGGGTTCCAGTCGCATGCCTGATTTCAAGTCCTGTTTCTGAAGAATCAGAAACCATAAAAACAACTACTCGTGATAATGCAGGCTGGAATACTAACCTGCCAACAAATCAAAGCTATTCAATTGAATTAAATGGAATAATGATCAAGGATGATCTGGACAGCGGTAATAATATAATTTCTTATCGTGAATTAAGATCATACAAACGTAACCGGGTGCTGATAGAGTGGATGCGAAAAACATTGTCAGGATGGTATGTTGATTCCGGAAGGGCGCATATTACCGCTATTTCAGATTCAGATACGGCTGGTGAGTTTATTTCTTTTAATGCCACGCTATTAGGATATGGAAAGCCAGAAGAATCGACAGACAAGGTTTATTTACTTGGTGACAATGATGGGGAAATTTTAGGTGATGATGATAACACAGTAATAAAAACTTAATAAAATGGGAGAACCAATTAATCCGGATTTAATAATTATAAAAAACACAAAAGAATTAGATTATAATAATAATCCGCATGATTTACTCGCTGCTAATTCCGAAGGTAAATTAGTAAAAACAGATTATGCCGCTTTAAAGTCGGCTATCGTAACTGATTCTAAAGGAGAAGCTACTCCATTAAGCTCGCCAACTCCGTGGGCTCCGGGAGATGCTGATCTTTATGAAAAATGGGATGTTAAAACTGCTGGAACTTATGTAAATTTCAAAGACGCTAGTAACACTGCGTTAGTAGTTACGACAGATCCGGACTTAAAAAATAACTTCGTTCAGATTTGGGTTAAAAACGGAGTTTCACAAAAAGTTTTATCATTAAAACCAATTAACGTTGCACAAACGGTTTTTGATCCAAACAATGACATCAATCCGTCAACAATGAAGGCGGCTGCCAGCAGATGGGATAAAACCATTCAGGTCTTAGATTCATTTGTTAATGCGCAAAAAACAGAGGAATTAGAAATTTCAATGCCTTTAGCTGGTGAGACAAGCGGAGCGTATTTGTCTACTTCAGCGGCTCAGGTTCCTGAAACAGATTCAGCGAATGGAATTATAACAATGGCGGAACTGACCGGAACATAAAAGTAGGAGGAAATAATGCGGAGTTCACCCATGTTATTGATAAGACTGCGCAGCAATATATATATTCCAGATATAAAGGTTCAACATCAGTTCCTTTAAAAACGCAATTTTTTAAATCTCGATTAGTTCCAGATATTAAATTGGACGCAGTAAAAGAAATGATTGAACCCGCTAGAACAGTTTTAGATTCATTTATTAATCCAACAGAAACTATATGGCAGGAAATAATCATGCCATATTCAGGGGAAACAGACGGACAATATCTAGACGCTAATAAAAATGCATTTCCTGCGGCGGCTTGCGCATTTGGAATGATCCCTAATACAGAGTTTGGGACTGAATGGACGATGCTTAAGGTAGTAGGTAATTTCAATCTTCTTGGCACAAACGGGCTTCATCTTTATCGGTATAGACCATCAGGAACAACGCCAAATCTGTTGGTAGGACTTAAGGGAGCGTCAGCTGAATACATTTATAATCTTGATTCTACGTATACTGGATTTGGATATTCAAGAGTAAAAGGTGAGCTTAAGTTCTATAAAGGCAAAGTCGTAAAACTTGCTCCGAGCTTAGATTCTGTTAAAAATTTCATGCTTGCCAACAGCGCAAAATCGAGACATAGATTTATAGATGCCTATACTGAATATAATGTGAAAGCATCAAACACAGCAGTCGTTAATACTACGAATTTAAATGAAGCAATTAAAGCAGCTTATAACGAAAGAATTCCGGTTATGCTACCAACTGGTAATATTAAGCATAATGGAATAGAATATATGCCAGGTGTTCAGATTTATGGGACGGGCCCCGGGACAGCACTATGGAATGAAGGAGGTACTTATGGAATTCGTTGTTTGGACCCCTATAACACTAATGAATATCGTCAGGGAGGCGGATTGTACAATCTTGTACTGTATGGAAACAATGTCGCTAATGTAGGAATTGATTTCCGGAATATGTTCTTTATAGACTTCCGGAGTGTAATTTTCATGAAGTTCAAAGTTTGGTCTGTTCGACTAACTGGCGTTATGGGGCATACATTTGATTATTGTGATGTTCAGGATGCTGGCTTTAATATTCTTACAAGCGATCAAAGT